AGTAATGGATTTCGCTCAGGTGATGAACGAATGGATCGGCCTCAAGACGCAGCTCGCAGCGGCTCGCAAGGATCTCGCTGTTCTCAATAAACGTGAGAAGGAGCTCAAGGCGTTTGTGACGACCCATATGGCTCAGAACGATATTGACACCGTGAAGGTCAAGGATAAGGTCAAGGTGAACCTCAAGACGAAGAAGACCAAGGGCGGCATCACCAAGGATGTTATCCGCGTGGGTCTTATGACTTACTTTGAGCAGGATGCGGCCCGGACCGATGGTGCCCTTCTGGCCATCATCGCGGCTCAGCCCGTCAAGGAGGTTTCTTCGGTCTCGGTGAGTGGGCTTAAGGCTTAGACGCCCTATACAAACAAGTAAACAAATGGGTCTCGGTGACGAGTACTCGCGCGACGCTCTGTTCAGGCGATCGGGTCAGGATGACTCCGACTCGGACCCCGATCGTGAAGAGAGCCCGGAGCCCCTCCATCCAGAGGATTGGGAGGCGATGTATTGTGATGAAATTTACGCAGATGTCTGTAGGATCCAGGGTTTCGCGTGGGACAACCACGCACTGGTTCTGGCCCGTTACGGCGTGGCTGAATACTGTGACCTCCTGCACAACCAGGAAAAGTGGTGGCGTGACGTGAACCTCAAGATGCCTATAGTGGCCCTATGGAAGAACCTCAATATGTGTGAGGAAATTGATGCCCAGTCCTTTCAGAATTGGCTCGAACATTATATCCAGTTGTATTAGTAAACAATGCTTGACTTGGCCGCGCCCAAGGTGGCTGTGCCCGCGACTGTATTCATGGTCGTCCAAGCGCTCGATCAAACGCGGGGTTACGCCGCATTGCTCGTGCCGCTCATCTCATGGATAATCATCAAGTTTATCCTCCGTCTGACCCTGACCCGTACCGACATCATCATGACGGGTGTCCTCTCGGGTCTCCTCGGCGTGGCGCCCGTACCCGTCGACAAGAGCATCGAGGTGGTCCTCAAGGGTGTCGTCTTCCTCTTTATGTTTTCGTATTTAAGAATTGCTTTCCCTACTTACTATTAGGCATGGGCCCGCCAAAGTGGCTCGTTTTGGGGCCGGGCGCGATGGCCTTTTATGCCATCTTGGGCCAGCTGTCACAGGTTGACACGCACGCGGTCCAAGCTGTGAGCGGATCGAGCGCGGGCGCGATCCTCGCGTTTCTATGGGTCGTCTTCGAAGGGTCCATCCCGGACGTCCTCGATTTTGCGCTCGCCATCCAAGTTGACAAACTCATGAAACCAAATATTAAAAACTTTTTGACAAACTTTGGACTCGTGCCGATGCACGAGGTGCGCAAGGCTTTGTCCAAAGCGATTTTTAAAAAATTTAAATTGAGTGACGTGACCTTTGGTGAGTTGTGGAGCAGGAGGCCCGTGACCATGTACGTGTCGGCCTATTGCACGGAGCGCAGACAGACCGAGTACTTTTCACACGAGACGCACCCGGACACGAGTGTCCTCGACACCATCTGCGCATCGATCGCCGTCCCATTGCTGTTCTCGACCGTCAAGATTGGCGAGTGGCGCTACATAGACGGCGGCTTCCAAGAGGACTGCCCGGGGCTGCCATTCGTCACACGTCCCAAGCACGAAATAATCATGATCTGCATCACGCCGCCTCCGCCAGCAAAGGGGCCGTCGACGTCTCTGGCCTCGTACATAGGCAACGTGTTTGCGGGGCTCCTGCGTCTGAGACACAGGTATGATTACCCCAACTATTGCATCGATGCGGAAAATATGGACATTTTCGACTTTGGCGCGGACGGCCTCGAACTCTTCGTCTACGGACAAAAATCTAGGCGACTATTAAATGAGGCACATAATCCGTTCGGGTTACACGATGCACAGGACCCCCAAGAAGATTACGGTCAAGGCGATCCCGGGTCGCAAGTCCTACACGTACATGCGCAAGGCGGGCTTCACGCGCGTGAAACCGGTGCCGACCTACGACGTGGGGGCGATCGGCAAGGGGCCGAAGCTGATCGGCCGGTTGAAGAAGGGCATGCTGACGTCGTACGGGTACCACCCGGTCGAGGCCAAGACGAACCGCCACAAGTCGCTGAGCAAGGCGATCAGCAAGGGCAAGGAGGCGCCCCTGGCCGTCTTCCGCCGCCTGCAGGCCATCGGGACCCTGACCAAGCGGACCCTGCCGCGTGCCAGCCGCATCTACAAGTCTGACGCCAAGTGGATCCGTACCAAGTACGCGTCCAAGTTCAAGACGTCCCTGACAAAGTAAAAAATATTTACAAATAATAAATGGCGATGATTCCCCATCAGCCCCCAGGTGGCGGCGCAATGATCGTGAGCGAGGCGGCCCGTGGTTTCGGCGGTGCCATGTGGCACGCGCTCCGGACTGGCGGCGGCATGATGGCCCCTCCGGCGCAGCCCGTGACGATCCAGATGCCGACCGGCGGCATGAACGCGGCGAGCGCGGCGGCCATGACGGCCATCGCGGCTCAGGTCTCGACCGAGGCGGCCGCCTTCATTGCTCGCGTGACCCCGTACGTCAAGGGCGGCTTCTACGGGTTCTGCATCATTCTCTGCCTCGTCATAATCGAGAAGGTTTACAACGGCCCGGTCGGTGCCCTTTTGATGTCGGCGGCCAAGGGCCTCATGGTCGTCCTGCGCGCGGGCGCCATCGTGACGCGCGCCGGCACCGTCAAGTTCTTCAAGGCGGTCGCGCGCCTCCTGAAGGCTCTGTACGCCGCCCCGCCCCACGTGCGTGACGCGATCCTCGAACGGACCGCTCAGATTCAGACGTGGGCCCACCGCAAGATCAGCACGGTCCGCGAGGGCCTGGCGGTCGTCCACGGCTACGTCAAGTCGTCTCGCAACGCGGTGGTCGGCACGATGCGCCGGTCCCTGGCCCGCGTGAAGGCGGCGGGCATCCGCGTCCGCACCGCCGCCCGCACCGCCCGTGCAACGGTCGGCGGCTTCCGTGCCCGCCTCAAGGCCAAGGCCAAGGCCAAGGAGAATGCGGCCGCCATGGCCCGCAACCAGAAGATCCGCGCGAACCTCGCGGGCATCAACCAGCGCGTGACGGCCAACGAGGAGCGCCGTATCCAGTCCCTTATCAACAAGGTCAAGCGGACTGCGGCCCCCCTGACGGCCAAGGAGAAGCGCGAGTACCTCAAGCTTACACACAAGGCTGAGAAGCAGGCCCAGCGTAACGTGAACGTGGCCATGACCAGCGTCAACAGAAACGCGGCCCAGGCGCTCGTGGGCATGCGTGGCCGCGGGCGCAGCCACTAGACAGTGCGTATCCACTGCCAGCGCAGCTCTTGGCATATCCCCTTCCAAATTTCATCCTGTTTGTAAAGTTTCTCTTTTGACTTGAGGAGCGGGAAGCACGGCAGATAGTCGTCCTCGCCCAACAGCTCACAGAACTTGTACAGAGTGTAAGAGTAACTCAAAAAGTTTTTACGGTCCTTTGGCCGATGTTTCTCAAATGGTTTCTGTATCTGGTGGAACATGAGTCGTAGCCGGTCCTCCAGGGCCTGACTCATTGTCGGGGGCTGAATCCCGTTGAGAATCGTCGTGATGTATGGCACGTGCTCGTAGTACTTTGACTTGTCCAGCTTCTTGAGCAGCGCCTTGACTTTTTCATGAGTAATTTCAGAAAGTTCTTTAATTTTTTGTTTCTTGAATTCGGCCCGGAGCTGGTCGATGACGTCGGGTGGGACGCTCGTGGACTCCTTGGCCTGGAACTGCGAGACCCACTCGTTGAAGTGGTTCTCGCGCTTGTAGCTGTAGACGATGTTCTTTTCCATCTCCTGCTCCTCCTTGAACCCAATCTCCTCGCCCTGCACGTACTCGACGTAGCCGCACTCGACGCACGAGTCCTCGCTCTGTGCCTCGTCAAAATTAAAAGAAAAATTTGCACCACAGTTCGGACAGGGCTTCCGCCACTTGTCGAGCGTCTTGGCCGACCCGTGCACCTCCTCGACGTCAGCCAGGTAGGCCTGGTAGATGTCCTGGCGCTGCACACCCTTGCGTGACGAAATCTTGATGTTGGCCACGGTCCGTGTGCTCGTCTCAGCCGTCGACTCTTGGTGATACTCCCTGATAAAGGGCGCCGTACGCGCCATGTACTCGTACATCTCGGCCTCGAGGGCCGAAGCCTCCCGCGGGTCAGCCCCTGCAATAAGATCCTGATACTCACGCACCTTTTCATTGAAACGCGCCTCCATCAATAGGAATTATTCTTATGAAACTTTTATATATGGACCTCATCTACTTCTTTTGGCCCAAGAATTTCAAAATTTTAAATATTTTTGAGGTTCAAGATCGAACCCTGACCGAGGTATCCGATGTGCCGGCCGAAGGCGTCACGAGGGTCACACGGTACATGCTCGGGGGTAAGGTTCACACGTGCCTCGGCACGTCATGGCCGCCCACGGGTCACACCATGCGCTTACCAATCGCGAAAGCCTGGGTCGAGTCAACAGGCCGTGACGTCACAGACGACATGAAAAGACTCGAGGGGCCCTCGTGGCTGGTGGGGTCTAGTTGGGTCCCACTGTTCCCCCGGGTCACGGTCTCATGTGGTCTGGGATCTCATGGAATTAATTTTAAAATAAAAATTTTTAAAAAATTCTTTTTGAAAGATGAAGGACCGATCAAGATCGAGTTCAGTCCATTTTGGGCGCGAGGTAAAACTTGACGTCACCGAGGTTGGCGATGCCATACCGGAACACTATGGGCATCTGGTCGTCACTCGAGTCCTGCATGAGCTGGACACTCGAGCACAGACCCGTCGCCTTGGTGAAGAGGTTGATGTACTTGAGGTTGTACGTGGCGCTCGTCCGTGACTTGACCTCGTCCGCAAACTCGAGGGTCGTCTCCTGGTCCGCAAAGTCCCCACGGCATGCCAGCTCGAGCTTGGTGCCCCGGCGCGTGATCGTCATGTCGTTGGCCAAGTTGCCCATGTCGCGCGCGATGCGCTGAAAGTCGATGCTCGGCATGGTCGTGATGACGTCCATGCAAATGTCCGGGACCTCGAGGATATCCTCGTTAATGTCCAGGAGCTTCAGCTTGAAATTCGTCTTGGACTTTTTGGCCGCATTCTCAATCACACACTCGAGCGAGTCGGTGTCCTTGATGGTCATCGTGAGGGTGTCCGACGGGCCGACCGACTTGAGCAGCTTGTACGTGTTGGCCATGTTCAGACCGGCTGCAAACTCCGCCGGACACGTGTACTCCTCGAAGTTCTCGGCGGCCAGGAGCATGTGGACCAGCGTCACACGGGCCGTGTCCAGCGTCAGAACCTTGACCCCGGCCGGCGTAAAGTATACGTTCACGTCATTAATGATATCCTTAAGAACCTCGAAAATCCCTTTAATAGCGGACGCCTGAATAGTCTTCAGGTGCATTCTTACCTGTTTACTTGTCGGCACTCTTTAGTTGATAAGCCTCTTTCGGATCTTTGTTAATTTTCTCTTTGAGTTCGGCCGTCAACATTGGTTGCATCGAGGTTCCGTATGCGTCCAGGCTGAACAT